TACGACGAGCTTTCCGCCGAGATCGAGAATGGCGGCATCGCCGCGCTGCACTGGCACCTGCTCCACGAGGTCGAGCTGGGCGACTTCAAGCCCTGGACCAAGCCGCCGATGACCACGGCCAAGCGCGAGCTGATCGACATCAGCCGCGACAGCGTGGATCGCTTCCTGATCGACTGGCAGCATGGCGACACCGATGCGCCCTTCTGCCCCTGCGCCAGCGCCGACCTGTACCGGCTCTACCTGTTCTGGTGCCGGATGAACGGCGAGCGCATGCCGCGCCCGGAAAACCAGTTCAGCGGGCATATCGTCAAGCTGCCCGGCTGGGTGAAGGCGCACAAGGACATTCACCGCGAGGACGAATACGGCCATCGCGTGCTCAAGCGCACGCGCATGATCATCCCCTCGGTCGAGGCGCTCAATGAGGCCGTCAAGCGCGGATTCAAGGATTTCCGGCAGGTGATGGGGCAAAGCATGGCCGACTGGCTGACGCCGTGTTTTTTCGAGTTCAAAAACGCGCTGAAGGTGGAGCCATGAACCGCACGGGCGCACGGGCTGCCGAACGGGTAATACGCACGGGTAAAACCCGCATGGATAGGGCCATCGCACGGGCGCACGGGTACGGATGGGGTCGTTCACGTGCGCGTAACGAGATAGGGAGTGGCGTCAACGCGCGCGCACATTCGTTCACGTGGCGCGCGCAACCCGTGCGCACCCGTGCGCCCGTGCGTTACGCGGGTTGCGGGCGCACATACCCGTGCGGATACCCGTGCGCACCCGTGCGCTCGCGCGCGCACCTCATCTTTTTATGTTTTCTTGAAGAAAGGAAGGCAGGTCCGGCAAAAGCGGCGGCGCATGTGGCTGTCGAGATCGAGCGGTTTTCGGTGGCCCTGGCCGATTGGATGCGGGAGTGACCAAGCCGCTGACGAAGGTGCGCATCTGCCCGACTTGCGATGTGGGGTTCAAGTCGAGCCAGGTGATTGAAAACGGCAAGCCGGGATGGCGCTGCCCAGCCGGGCATTTCCATTCGGTCTATGAAATGGCGCGGCATGCGGATGGAAAGTCGATCCGCGTCGGGCGGCCTGGGCCGAAACCGGAAAAGTCGGCGATGGCGGAACGGCGGCGCACGGTGGAGGCGAACAAGTACGGCCACGGCAAGGCGGAACTGCTGGCGCTGCTGTGGGTGGCGGCTTACGAGAAGGTGATGGATCAGCTGCCGGCGAGCACGTCGCGGCTGCTGGTCGAGGGGGTGATGGCGCAGGCGTATCGCGCGTCGCAGGCATTGCTGGAAAGCGGGAGGTGATGGAGTGACTGAATGCGAAATTGCTGACAGGCTGGTTCTTGCGAGCGAGGATGCGGTGTTGATTACGGTGCGGTGCCCGGAGTTCGGTCTTGATGCCGAATCTTCACAGCATCTCGATTGCCGGTTTTATGACCTGAAGATGACGCGCGATGAGTTGATGCGCCTGCTGGCGGCATTCGATGGGCCAAAAGTTGGCGCTGGCGAGACGGCTAAAGAAGAACACTTCTGACCATGACCGAACCCACTCCGATCCTCGAAACCAAAGCCGCCTTTGCGCGCCGGCTGGGCGTGGGGCGGGCGTATGTGGGCGAGCTTGGGCGGAATGGCCGGCTGGTGATGGTTGGCAAGCTGGTGGATGTGAGGGCGAGCGAGGCGCGTATCGAGGCGACGCGCGACCCGGCGCGCGAGGATTTGCGCCAGGCGCATGCCGAGCGCCGGCGGGCGGCGGCGACGGGCGGCAAGCCGGCCGCTGCGCCTGCGTCTGCGCCGCCGGGCAGCGGTGCGGACGATCTGGAGACGGTGGCACCGGCCGAGGGCGAGGGGCGCAAGCGCTACAAGGCGCTGACGATGCAGTACGAGAACCAGACGATCAAGCTGGAGATGGCCCTGCGCATGGGCAAGCGCTATGCGCGCGCCGGTTGGGTGGCCTCGGTGGCGGCGATTGGCGGGGTGACGCGGGCCGGCGGCGAGCGGCTGATCGACCAGGGCGCGCCGACGCTGGCGCTGCTGCGCAACGACGACGAGCGGCTGGCGGAGTTGCGGCGGCTGGTGGCGCGGCTGCGTAACAGCGTGAAGCGCGAGTTTCCGCGCGCCTTGCGCCGGCAGCGCCTCGCGGCGCGCGGAGCGGGGGGCTAGATGCCGACGATCGCCGATCTTCAGGCCGAACGCGACAAGCTGCGCGCCGTGCAGGCGAAGGAGGCGTTCGACGAGGCGCTGGCCGACACGGTGGCGGCCGATGCGATGATCGCGGGCGGCAAGGCGCTCTACCGCCTGCTGACGGACGCGCTGGATGCGCTGCCGCGCCGGCTGCTGAACGCGATCCGCGATGCGCACGACGAGACGACGGTGCATTACCTGCTCTCGGACGCGATGCACGGCTTCATGGAAGAAGTCAGTTCGCGCGGTGAGGCGCTGATCGGCGACGAGGCGGCGAAAAAGGCGTTTCGCCGCGCCATCAAGCCGCGCGACCTGCTAACGGTTTCGCAATGGGCGGACCGGCATCGCTGGCTGGATTCGGGCACCAACGCGCCGGGGCAGTGGCGCACCGGGCTGACGCCCTACCTGCGCGAGATCATGGACGCGCTCTCCGAGCATTCTCCGGTGCGCACGGTGACGTTCATCAAGTCGGCCGGTGTGGGCGGGCCGCTGGATTTGGCGACGCCGATACCGACGCCTGATGGCTGGAGGACGATGGGCGACATTCAAGTCGGAGCGCTGGTGTTCGATGAAACCGGACGGCCGTGCAACGTGACCTATGTGTCGCCGGTATTCGACGGCAGGCAGTGCTACGAGATCGAGTTTTCCGATGGCGCGGTGATTACCTGCGACGACGAGCACCGATGGACGGTCGATGATCGGTTCCCCGGCCATGCCGGCAAGAAACGCGGTCAGCAGCGCGGACAGGTCACGCTGAAAACGGCGGAGCTTGCAGCAACATTCCTGTCGCGCGGTCGTTGGCGCTACGCCATTCCCGTCTGCGGCGCGCTGGAGATTCCGCCGTCTCGCCTGCCGATATCGCCTTATGTGCTCGGCTACTGGCTGGCCAATGGAAACCTATCCAGCAACCAGATGACGGCGCATGAGGATGATGCGGTCGAGATCGCCGGCCATCTGACGGGGGCCGGCTGGCCGGCGCAAGCGCGCAAACTGGAGTCGGACAAGGGCAAGGCGGCCAATATCATCCTCGAAACGCCGAAGAATGAAAGCGGCCAATGCCTGCGCGGGCATGTGCTGTCAGAGGTAGGCAGCTTCGTCAATGCCGCCGGCGTGGTGGTTTGCCGGGAATGCCATCGCCAGCATGCGATGCACTACAAATACGGCAGGTCGGTTGATCCCGTCGTGCGCGCGCCGGGGTTTCTGACGCGCATTGCCGCTCTTAGCGTCGATAGCAAAAACCATATTCCGCGCAGCTATCTGCGCGCATCGGCGGCGCAGCGGCTTGAATTGCTGTGCGGGCTGATGGATGGCGACGGCAGCATCGGCGCAAACGGCCGATGTGAATATTCGACCGTTTCGGGTGGGCTGGCCGGCGACGTGATGGAACTGCTGCGCAGCCTCGGTCTCAAGCCGACGCGCGGGACCGCACCGCGACGCGGGTTTTCAGGCCGTCCGGCCAGCGAAGCGAGCGCGCATCATCGCATCGGGTTTGTCGCGTATGCGGATCAGCCGGTTTTCAAGTTGCAGCGCAAGCGCGCGCGCCAACCGATGCGCGACGACGGGAACCCGTCCATCGTCGAACGTCGCTTCATTGTCGATGTGCGGCCGGTGGCGAGCCGTCCGGTTCGCTGCATCGCCGTCGATTCCGCCAGTCACCTCTATCTGTGCGGAAAAGAAATGATACCGACGCACAACACCGAGGCGATGTATAACTGGATCGGCTACATCATGCACCATCTGGCCAACAAGGATGTGCTGGTGGTGCTGCCGACGCTGGAGCTGCGCGACCGCGAATTCAATCCGCGCCTGGGCAAGATGCTGACCGAGACGCGGGCGCTGGCCGATCTGGTGACGGCGGCCGAGCGCAACAAGGCGAACCGCGCCGACATCATGGAATACGGCGCGCGGGCCAAGGTGGTGAAGGCCGGGGCGAACAGCCCGAACAGCCTGCGCTCGGTGCATCTGCCCTATGTGATTTGCGACGAGGTGGATGGCTTCGCCTGGGACGTGGGCGGCGAGGGCGACCCGATGACGCTTATCGAGAACCGCCAGCGCACCTTCAGCCGGGCCAAGACCTACTACGTCAGCACGCCGACCATCGAGCATCAGTCGCGCATCAAGATGCTCTACGACCGCTCGGACATGCGGCGCTACCATGTGCCCTGCCCGCATTGCGGCCAGTTGCAGACGCTCGATTTAGGCGGCAAGGACATCGCGCACGGCCTGAAGTGGCGCACGGCGCTGCCGACGGCGGACGGCGAGACGACGGCGGTGCCGCAGGTGGCCGAGGCGTGGTACGTCTGCCGCCATTGCGCCAAGCGCATCGACGAGGGCCACAAGCCGGCGATGCTGGCCGGCGGCAAGTGGATCGCGGCGCGGCCTTGCGTGGCTGCGCATCGCGGCTACCACCTCAACGCGCTCTACGCACCCATCGGCCTCGGGCTGGACTGGAAGCAGGTGGCGCAGAAATGGCTGTCGTGCCGGGGCGACACGGCGGAACTCAAGGGCTTCGTCAATACCTATCTCGGCGAAGTCTGGACCGAGAAGGGCGACGGCGTCGAGCTGACCGGGCTGATTACCCGGCTGGAAGAGTATCGGCGCGAGGATCTGCCGATCGGCATCGTCAGCTTCGGCGCCGACGTGCAGAAAGACCGCATCGAGTATTCGCTGGTGGGCTGGGGCGAGGGCGAGCAGGCCTGGCTGCTCGATCATGTCATCCTGCCCGGCGACACGG